GATCGTGTAGATGTTGTCCAGCGACTGGCGCCACAGCGTGGACTTGACCTGTTGAATCTCGATGGTCTCGTCAGCCGGGCAATGGCCATCGAACTGAAACAACTGCTGATAGGGCGTCCAGCCAGCGAAGGGCCATTCGTCGATCTCTTCATCCTTGAGGATGGTGGAGCCGACCAAGCAGATCATTCGCTTTTCTGCAATGCCATCACCGTCCGCATCGACCTGGCAATAAGCCTCGCGATACCAGACCTCGCGCATGGATGGATCGCCACCACCATCGAAATCCGTTTGCATCTCGCCATTGCGCAGGCGGGCTTGGGCTTGCGGCTCAGCATCAGCACGCGATGCGCAGGCATCGTTGATGTCGTCATCCACGTCATAGCCCATCTCGCGGAGTTCGCTGATGGTTTTGCGTGTGATGTGCTCGCAAAATGGTGAGTTCTTCGGGTTCGGCCCACGCGCATCAACACTGATCCTGAATTCCTCTGGCGGGATCACTGCATAGCGCGCCTGCCCCGTCTTGTCCGTGATGCGCACCTTGACATCGTGCAGTGGCTCGACCGCCATTTGCCCATCAGGGCCGGGCATCGGCTCGCCTGGCACTTCGCTGTGCTCGACCACCTCGACCGATGGATCTTCCATCAGCAGGGCAAACACGTCGCTTGAGATGCCTTCATAGGTCTCGATGCTGACTCGGCGGGAGTCCTCCCACCAATACTTGACCACGCCGTTCTTCTGAAGCAAGCCAGTCTTGACCCAGGCGCAAAGCTGCTCGAACACGTCGTTCTTTTGCGTGACGACGTAGTTGATGTAATCGCTTTCCTGCTCGGCCGCCTCTTCATCCTCTGGGCCCTGGGGCTGGAAGCGCACCACGTCATCGGTGGACACAAAAGGCTTGAGCACCAGTGGCGTCAGGCCCTCGACCACGTCCCACACGTCAGAGCTGATGACGCTGGATCGACCCTCTTCCTCGTTGCCCAATGGCTTGCGCAGGTAGTAGTCCATGGCCATGGCCTGCTCTTCCGCAGTCTCTGGGCGCAAGGCGCGGCTCTCCTGGCGCTCAATGAAAGCCACCAGTTGCGCGTCATCCATCCGAGGCATTAATTAGGCTTTCGTGGGCGGCCAGGACGGCGCGCAGGCAATGCAGTGGTTTTGTCGTCGATCACCGGGGCGAGCGGGTCAACCTCGGGCACAGATGGCATTTGCCGCACATCACCCGACTCGATGGCGCGCAAACGATTGATCTCGTCCACAATCTCAGTCAGCGGCTCGCGCTCGGGGTCATCCTCGGACAACAAACGCAGCGGCTCGGCCTCTGCGATCAGGGCCGCGATTTGGTCTTCGATGGTCATTTAGACGACGAACTTTCGTTTGATCTGAGGCAAAGGTTTCAACGCCCTTGGCGGCTCATAAACAATGCACATGAGGCCGAACGAATCAGCCCCGTGACTTGACCAGTCGTGCTCTGGTCCGAGGCCGACATTGCGGACCTCGTCTTTCTTCTCGTGATACCAGCCCAGGGCATCGCGCCCCGGGCCAGTCGTGTCCTCGTTGAACCAGATCGACGGGAACAGCCTGCGTGCCGCCTCAATGCGAGACTTCGCGGCCCCCTTGCCCTGGTTCGGCACAACCTCAACCTCATACCCAGCGGCCTTAAAAGCCTTCTCATACGAGGTGTCGTTGACCTTGTCCTGCTGACTGCCATCGTGGGGCAGCCACACCTTGCATTTCTCGGGCGTGTAGCTCTGCTCCCTCAACCAGACCAGGTGCGCCGCCATTGGCTGGCCCTGCGTCTCGTAGTAGTTGAGCACCCTCACCGACAAACCGACGAACTGCACAGCCCAGATCGTGAAGGCGTCAGCCCTAGCACCAGTGCCGCCGATGTCCACGAACAACCGGATGGTCATCAGCGGGTCAACAGCGACCTTGCCGATCCGGCCCTCAGCCTTGGCCTGGGTCAGATGCGATGCGAAGTAAGCCCCCTCGACCACAGAGGCGTAATCGCCCTCCCAAATGTGGTCGTACTGGTCGGGCCGCTCTCGCAAGTCCCTCTGCCGCTCCCGCTCCAGTTTTGCCGGGAACTTCGGGTTGTCGCGCCAATTGAGCTGGACAACCTTGATGCGTGGATCTTTGGAGTTCTTGAACCGCTTATCGACCGCCGAATTCTTGCGCTTGGGGTTCCACGTCACCCACAGCTCAGCGTTCCAATCCTCGCCCTCCTCCCGCAGCGTGGGGATAACCACCGTCCACGCCGCATCGGTGACTGGCTCTGCCTCGTCCACCCAAAGAATGAGAATCCGGCCCTTCGACTTGATCGAGGCGACATTACGATCCAGGCCCACGAAGGTGAACCAGATCCGCCCGTCGCGGCTCTTGATGTACTTGTCGCCGATCTCGTAGTACGCCAGCAACCAAGGCTCTTCCTCGATGGCCCTCTTGCACTCTTCGAGGCTGGAATCCTCCAGCGAGTTCATGAACTGCCGGCCGCACACAAGCTGGCCGGTGATGCCCTGCGTGCCGTAGATGTAGCCGCGAACGGCAATCATCTTCGCGAAGCTGCGCGTCTTCCCTGATCCCCGCCCACCCTCTGCGCCCCTGACATCTGCCTCACCCTCAAAAACAGGGATCAGCTTGTCGGGGATCTCAATCTGGACGGCTGCCACTCGCCCTCATGGGGACAAGCTCGACACGAGTCACGGACTCAATCGGGCCGCCGTTGGGACCAAGGTGCACGTTCTCCACCTTCTCGCGCCACTCTTCCGCCTTGCGGTTCTTGAGCCAAAAGATCGCAGCCGTTGTGTCCGGCGGATAGTGCTTGCGGATGGGCGTCATCACCACCGAGCCAGCCACTACCTTGATGTCCACCTCGTCATGCTCATACCCCAAGGCTCGACGGTACAAACTCTGCTCAACCCTTTCGTCCGCCTCAGCCTTCGGCACCTTTATGGACTCCGAAAACTCGGGGTGCTGAACCTTCCACAAGTTGATCGTGGAGATAGCAACCTCGAAAAAGTCAGAAAGCTGAGCATCGGTCGCACCCAGAGCGCACAACTTGGCCGCCTGCATGGCGAACTCAGGTTTGTACTTAGAGGGGCGGGCCATGCTTCCACCTTCCCTTTCGGGGTCCGGTGCGGTTGAAATGCAAAAACCCCGCTGGGCGAACCATGCGGGGTTGTCTGGACGGACTTGTCCGTGAAAAGCAGAATAGCGTAATTTTCTGCGCTGGTCAACAGGTCACATCAAACCCGCGCTCTGCAACCTGCGGATCAGTTGGCCGCGAGCCTCTGCAACGATGATGGCCCGAGCCATGGGGTCGATTGGCAAGCGTGCGGATGACCAGACACTCACGCCTGTGACCAGGTTGCGTGCGTCCAGGTGCAGGGCCGTCTTGTGCGGTTGCGCAATTTCCTCGATGTGCGCATCCACCGCAGCACCAAGGGTGGCGTCCATGTCGCTGTCAAGTGCGCCGTTGCTGTCGTCGTATTGCCTTGATGCGCGGTAGAGCTTGCAACCCGGCGCTGTCGTTGGGTAGCCCTGTCCCACACTTTCCGCCTGCTGCCATTTGCGCCAAACGATGAGCAAGCCATCAAGCGAGGCTTCGATTGTCAAAACTGAATGGTCCATTATCGCCTCGCGCCAGACATGCGCGATGTTAACACGGGGTTGCTTCGCTTGCAAACTGACGCTCCAGCTCCCTGGCTTTTTTGCGCGCTTGTTGCCTGATTTCGTCCAGCTCGTCTTTGGTGTAGTGCCTGGGGGCTTGGTCTGCCTCCAGCTCATCGACGCGCTCGACGCCTAGTTTTTCGATCATGTTGGCCTTGTAGGCGGCATCGACCGTCTTTGCCTTCTTGGCGTAGTGGGCTGATCCACCGTTGCAGGTCTTGCACTGCAACTGGGCGTTGTCTCGTTCAAACCGGAGGTTTGGATAGGCCCCCACGGACTTGAAGTGTCCGCAGTCCCAAACGCCTCCAGGCTTCCAGCCGTCTTGCGCTTTGACTTGGTCCTGCGTGCGTCCACAACTGATGCACCCATCGCCAGCGGCCAGGCACTCAAGGCGTCGGGCTTTGTTCCATGCGTCCTGGGTGAGCTTCACCCAATGACCACGCGGCTTAAGCTTCTCCCGCTTGACCTTGTCGGCGGCTCGTTCCATCTTGGCTGCCTGGGCTTCGGCCTTCTCCCGCTTGTCGATGGCAATGGCCAGGGCGCAGGAGGGCGAGCAAGCGCACTGCATGGGCCTCACGGGGGTGAACTTTTCTC